CAGAGTAAATGGTCGTCTTGGTGTAGAGGCAACAGGGCTTGGTGGTACAGGAGAATTGAAGGTGGAACTTATCAACCGCACCGGTCAAAACATGAAAATGAGCCAGGGACAACAGCGAATGGACGGCAAGCAGTTGATCGTGCCTATATTTCTGGATGCTCTGGAAAGCAATTATATGGGGTTGCGGGAAGTGCTTGGAGGATAAGCAATGGCGAATTGGCCAATGATAGAAACACCAAGTATTGATTTTGAAGAGGAAACATATTTTCCCTTCGTCCGCACCGAGTCCGAAGGCAACTACGTTCAACAGCGCCCTCGGTCCACCCGGTCAAGGAAGCGGTTTTCCCTGAAGTGGAAAGCGATGACGCAGGCCGATTACGACGCTTTGGTGGCGGCTTTCGTTGCCGGGGAATTGTTGACCTGGACCCATCCGGTGACTTCCACGTCCTACACAGTGATCTTTTCGGAAGATTCGCTGAAGGCTCGTTATGTGGCAGAAGACCGATGGGAAGTGTCTTGCCAGATTGAGGAGCAGTAAATGAGAACTATATCAGCCACCGCGATGACGGAAAAGAACAAGCTGGCATCCTCTTATCCGTGGATTCTCTGTTTGGAGATTACGGTGCCGGGACTGGGGATGCCTATCCGCATATGTTCCAACGGGGAGGACATCACGTGGAAAGGGGAGACGTGGACGGCTTTTCCTTTTGAGATGGACGCCATAAAGGAAACTTCCACTGGAGAAGTGCCCCGTGTAGATTTACGGGTATCCAATGTGAGCAGGGCCATTGAAGGGTACTTGCACGATTATGATGCCTACTGCAAAGCCAATGGGTATTCTGCAATCGAAGTCATCTGCTCCCTGATAAACTACGCTAATGTGGCTTCGGGAACACCAGAGGTCGAATACAATTTGACTTTGATCCGTCCGCGTACCAATTCCAAGTGGGTGACTTTTACCCTTGGTGCCAATAATCCGTTCTTGCGGCGGTTTCCTCCAAACAGGATGCTAAAGCAGAATTGCCGTTACAAGTTCGGCGACGAGCGCTGTGGCTATGTTCAGTTGGGTGGCAGCGGAGATGATACTTGCAACAAGACGTTGGCAAGGTGCCGGGAATTGGGGAACAGCCGAAGGTTCGGCGGCACTCCTGGCATTGGTAAAGATGGGATTGTAATCGTATGAAATGGACCGATCTAATAGGCATTCCCTTTGTTGACGGCGGAAGAGATCCGACTACGGGGTTGGATTGTTGGGGTTTGTTTATTGTTGCCCGTCGTTGTTTTGGTTTTCTTACCCCGGACTATGCCATCAGTTGTTTTGCCACAGACCTGATCGACAATGCTGTTGCACAAGCCGTTCTCGATCAATGGTATCCGATTAAAACCCCCTACCCCGGTTGCGGCGTTGCTATGCGGACCGATGCCGGTTGCCCAGAAGCCGTGCAGCACTTTGGTGTCTATGTGGGCAATAACAGGTTTTTGCATACTTTGGCGAAGACCGGAGCTATTCAAACCCGTTTGGATGATAGATACTTTGGGAGAAAAATCGTTGGATATTACCGGTACATGCACGATCACTCAGGTCAATAATTACTTCTATCCTGCCAAAGATCGCACAGTTACCAAGACAGAAGCAGGGCATTTCATTGCTCACTATCTTCGCAACGCTGTGCCAAAGATTGGATATGAGTTTGTGGTGGCCTTGGACGGGGAAATTATTGATGAGATTTTTCACGAAGAGATCCGAGTGCCAGTGGGGTCCAATCTTGTCTTTGCCATAGTGCCCAAAGGAGGCGATGGCAAGAACCCGTTGCGGATTCTTGCCATGGTCGCCGTGATTGCCGTAGCTGCATGGGTGAGTGCCGGAAGCCTTGCGGGGGTGTTGGGGAAAGCCTTCGGGCCTCAAACAATAGGCGCATATGCGGCAGGTGCTGCCACTTCTGTCGTAGGGGGTCTTTTGGTGAATGCTTTGTTTCCGGTAAAACCCGCTGACTACAGCATTGGCGGCACCGGGATGGAGCAGTCGGCTACCTATGGATGGTCTACGATTGGCAATCCGGTTCAAGAAGGCGCAGTGTGGCCAGTGCTTTATGGCACAATGCGGGTCACTCCTCCGATTATTGGTAAATATGTATCTTCGGGGGGCGATGACCAATATCTGAATTTACTGTACGGGGTAGCCGATCATGAGGTGGATTCCATCACCAATCCGATCATTAACGATCAGGTAGCCGTGAATTATAGTGAAGTAGCGATTGATTATCGGCTTGGTTCTTTGAATCCGCACGGGCATCCTGCTTTTTTTGCGGAAACGGTGGCGGAAACTTCTGTTGGTGTTTCGATCCCGAGAACAACTTTTAGCTCCGGAACACCGGCCACTTATTTGAAGCGGAGTGTTCCCGGAAGTGCAAATACGGGATTGGCGGTAGGTATCTTTTTGCCTTCTCTTGTCCATATGGACCCTTATGAAGGAGAAAAAGAAACCAGTGTTGATTTAGTGATTGAATATTCTGTGAAGGGCGCTGATGATTGGCAACGGCTTCAAGAGTGCACCACGAAAGAGGAAACCATTGTTTCTGGCCGTTGGTCTGCCGGATATTACCTGTGCCAGATGATTGGATCTCGTATTGCTGGTGAAAGAACTTGGCATGAAATTGCCCAAGGTTCTTCGGAGTACAGTGATCATGTGGACGGGGAACGCTACAACGCCCCGTCCTGGATAATAGAGACACACCAAAGAAGTTTGCTCGATGAGCCGGGCAATCCAATACAAACAGCTCAATTCCGAACGCCGGTTATTTGGCACTGGGTAACGGCGTCGGAAGTAGTTCAAGCCGGGACTGTTCTTTACGGGGGGGAATATGTTCGCATCACCGGCAAGACACCTTCTCCAATTCGCAGGACGTACTACAAAGATGGGCTGACCGCCGCAGAATACGAAGTTCGCGTTGGATACATGACCGCCCCAAACGGCAGCATAAATTACCAAAACACCGTTTATCTTGAGTACATTCAGGGTTTTGCGGAAGATCCTTTTGAGTATCCCGGTGCAGCAGTCGTTTCCATTCACGCCCTTGCGACGGAGAATATTTCTGGCGGATTGCCAGCAGTATCTTTCCTTGCAACAAGAACGTCTTTAGATTCTATTGACGAGCGCCTAGCTAGCAATCCCGCGTGGGCCGCATATGATATTCTGTATTCATGGGGCAATGTGTCCCCGACAAAAATCAATCTTGCCGCATTCCAAGTCTGGGCGAATTATTGTGACGAAAAGAATCTGACTTGTGGGATTTACTTCGATGCTCAAGTAACTGTTCGGCAAGCGCTGGACTATCTTGGCACTCTCGGATTGGCGCGGGTGGTGCAGCTTGGGACCGAATACACTGTCATTGTGGACAAGCCGGATACGGCAGTGCAGCGATTTTTGTTCACTCCCGGCAATATAGAGCGCGATTCTTGGCAAGAAGAATGGTCAGGAATGGAGGACCGTGCCAATGCCATCGAAGCGGTCTACTACGATGAAGAAAACGACTATAAACGCACCACGGTATTTGTACAGAATGAGTATTTTGATGAGGCGGATGTCGATCCGAAAATCACCAAGCTGGATCTGGTTGGGTGCACCAATCGGGCGCAAGCCATTCTCATTTCCATACGAGCACTGAATCGCAATCGGTATTGCACCCTTACAGCAACTTGGCGGGCGGACGTGGACGCCATTGCTTGCCAAGTGGGGGACGTAGTGGAGTGCTCCCACGATGTTCCGCAATTCGGCTACGGTGGGCGTATTCTTGTCGTCACAGACTCTACCCATATCACACTGGACCGTGAGATTACCTTTGAAATTGGCACCACTTATTATATCACGGTCAAATTGGCGGATGATACTCGGCAGACTAAACAGTTGGTAAATCCCGGCGACGGCGGTTCTTACGCAGAGGTGCAGATTGCTTCCGCCTTCAGTCCGGTACCAGAGGCCCATGATTTGTATGTAGTTGGCGAATCGGAAACGATGACTCAGCAGTTCCGTATTGTTGGGATTGAACGTTATGACGATCAGCGGTGTACAATAACCGGGCTGGAGTACAATTCTGATATTTATTCCGATACGGCGAACATTGATGCTCCTGAAAGCAAGTCCTTGCTGGAAGGTTTGCGGAACCTTCGGGCAACGGAAGTCTACACCGAGGGCAGCGGCACTCAGGCTTGTGTAACCTGGACGGGCGCTGCTGTACGTTGGGAAGTCCTGGTTTCCGTGGCCATAGAAGTAGATGGGGAAACTGTTTGGCAGCACTTGCGAAGAATACCAACTACAAAGACCACGGTGTTCATTTCCGGTCTGGAATACGGAATAGAATACATCTTTTCCGTGGTCCCTTATCCCAAACCGGATGAGTGGGAAAACACCACACTGACGTTGGTCGGAAAATTGTACCCGCCGGGGAATGTTGGTGAAATTACCGCAGCGCCTTTTGAAGATGGTGTTTCTTTTACGTGGGAACCAGTGTCAACGGGTTATTTGGCTGGATATCAAATACGATACGGCACTAAGTGGGAAGCATTCACGGAATACAAAGTTGGAGATATTGTTGTCCGCCCAAGCTCAACGTCTCCAAATAAATTTCTACGCCATATTGTCACATCTGCGGGTACATCCAGCGCTGGCCCGGTAGGGTGGACAGCGGTGGGAGATCTTACTGAAGGATCGGTAACATGGGACACAATGACGAGGCTTTGGGCCGACGAATATTATTATGATGCCGGCCTTTACCTTCTAACAGGAGGAAACGGAACATGGGAATGCACTGTTGCTGGCACCAGCGGAGCTACGGAACCTGATTTTTCCGGCTATGATATCGGGGAAACGGTTTCCGATGGGAGCATTACATGGACAAAGGTTTCCGACGAGGAAGATGGATTTTGGCCTTGGGAGCAAATTTCCGGAGGCATTACACAGTTTAACGCGACGTTAACCGAACGCCAACG